CCTTCCTTACGCCGCCGTAATCTCGTAGAAGCCTTCAGTCTTGGGGTTGGTCTTGGGGGTTCCAACTACATAGCCAATGCCGGAAGGCTTGTAATAAACCTTCTTGCTCTGAACAGTTTCATCAGCGGTGGTCTTGGCAGAACCCACGATGATCTTAACCGCCTTGGCTTCATTGGTCATGGCCGCAAGGTAATACTTACGGGAATACACCGTATTCTTACGGATATTGCCCTCACGCTCCTGCTCCACTTCCGTACCCTTCTTGTTGAACAGGGTAACAGCTTCCTTGGTGCCAATAACCACCTTGCCGGGGTCAGCGTTCTTCTTGGTGTAGATGTTGATACCGCCAACGGTGCCAACATAGCCTTGCTTTGCAAAGGCTTCCACATACTTCAAATCTTCCTTCAGGGCCTTCCGCAACTTGGCAACATCAGTGGGGTGGACAAAGCCGAAGATGGACACATTTTCAAGGTTCTCCAAGTTCAACATGGCGGCACCATCCACAAAGGCATCAAAGCCAAGGGCGGTGGTTACAACCGTCATAGTAGCTTCATTGAAAGCGCCGAAAATGTCAGCGTTGACGGTGTTGAACATATCGGTGCCAGCGTGACGGGTGCCGGTGGTGATCACCATAGGATCAGTCATGGCTTCCTCGTCATAGTAGGCGAAACGGTTCTGGGCCATCTGAATACGGTATTCCTTTTCAGTGTAACCGGCTTCAATGGTCTTGGTGTTACCCTGTCCCATCTTCAGCTTTTCGGTTCCATCAGTAGCCTTGTACTTATGCACCTTGCGAAGCATACCGGCAACACCGGTCAGGCTGTTATCAATAGTGCAAAACTGCTGAAGATCAAGGTGGCTCTGGTACTGATCTTCAATTTCATTGGACAGGAAAAAGTTATCATAGACAGTGTTTGCCATTACTCATTACCTCCATAAAGTTCTTTGTATTCGTCAGGATGGTTGACGGAGAAGTTATAGCGATCAACGGGGGTCATGGCCTTCAGCTTTTCCAGCGTCATAGCGCCTTCATCCCCCTTATCACCCTTTTCAGCGGATTTGGCACCCTTGAACTTGGTGCCGGTCTTATCGAACAGAAAAGCCGTGTCCTTGCCTTCCACCAACTTCTTAATTTCATCATCAAGCCCCTTAACAGTTCCATCCTCTGCCAGTTCAGCTTTATCAATGAAACCAGCCAACAACGCCTTAACAGCGGTGTTGTTCTTGGCTTTGGCCCCGGTCAGGGCCAGTTCAACGGCATTGCCGATCTTCAGCGCCTTCAGTTCATTGGCGTGATCTTCATCCTTCTTCTTGTTGTCCGCCTGAAGCTGGGTGATCTGATCCTGAAGGGCTTGGGTGTCACCAGAAGCCTTTTTCAGCGTTTCAAGCTGGGCATCCCGCTCACCAATAGTTTTCTTTGCGGCGCTCAATTCGGTGTTGACCTCATTGAAGCGGGCCTTGGTAACAAAAGAACCGTTCAGCCCTTCCATTACCTTATTGGCCTGTTCTTCAGTAAGGCCCCATTCCATCAGCTTTTCTTTCGTCATGTTCGTTCATCCTTTCTATGATCCTTTTTTTCCGTGGGTCAGGAACCACGATTTTCCACGGTTCTGTTTACCGCCCACCACCGGGAAACGGCGAAAAGGGTATGAAAAAACCACCACCGGCAATGCCGGGGGTGGTTCATTCAACAATTTTGTGGATCAATCCCAATGCTGATCCGGGTTAAAGTTTTCAAGAATAGAATAATAATAGGGGATTTGGTCAGGCGGTTTCCCGTTCTTCAAGGCGGTAAGAACTTCAATTTTTTCATCCAGAAGTTCTTCACTATCCACATCAAAGAAGCGGTCAATCAGAACATCAGAAACTTCAGCCAACAGCGCATAAACCTTCATCAGCTTTTCTTCCCGTGTCATATCAACCACCAGCTTTCTTTAACATATCTTGAATTACTTCTTCCAACGCTTCCACCAACTCCGGTTTATCTTTCCGAAGCATTTCCACCAAATCAGGGCGAACAATCGACAAAGCACCATAGTTGGCAAGTGTTTCTTCCGCCCTCTTTCCAACTTCCCGGTAGTATTTGGAACCGTGACCATATCGCACAAGGCCAGCATCACGGGCCGAACCACCGGAAAGGGCATCATAAATATCTTCAAGGGAACTGATACCGCCGCCCATTGCATTTCTACACCGGTAATCAATCTGTTCACTTGCTTCACGCTTCAGCTTATTGAAGGCTTTTTTATAGTCGGAATAAGACAAAGTTCGTGCATAGTATTGATCTGTCAGTGCAGAAGTGGCAGTTCTCAATTCAGCGTTGATTTCCGCCGAAATGCGATTGCATTCCTTATCAAAGGTTTCAAAAAGGGCATCAATATCATCCGCAATATCGGTGTTAGTTTTCTGGAAAAAAGAACTTAACTTTGCATGGCTGGAACTGAACCAGTCACAATATTTGGCGGGGTCTGCCCGATTGAACAAGTCCATCAGGTGCATTTCTTCATGCAAAGTCGTAACCACTTGGCCGGTAAGGTCATCCCCGGCCAGCTTGGGAATAATCAATTCAACTTCCGCAAGCTGATCATTTCGGGTGTAATAGCGATAATTGACAGCGTAGCCTTTTCCGTGGGAAACCTTCATTGGAATTCCGTTGGCCCTGATATTTTCCATAGTGCCCATTTTGGAATAAAGGGCAACCACATCAGGATCAGCGTTTTCACACCCATTCACATAATCAATCAAGACTTGGGTGTTTTTCCGTTCCTTCTTGTCGGTCAAGTATTCAGGGAACATTTCAGCTTTCAGCGGCTCCAACTCCCGCTTTGCATTCATTATAGCGCCCACGGTGGCAACCGTCAAACCATCCTTCACACCATCCACAAACGCCTTCTTCCATTGGGTGAAGGTCATGTTGGCCGGAACATAGTACACTTTCCCTTCAGCATTCCGGGCGGCTCTTTCGCCTTCCATATCGTTATAATGTGGGCAAGTGGTTCCCCGGCAATTCGGGTGGAAGGGTGGAACTGTCACGCCGGGTTCATATTGGGCCAGCGGGATCACCGTTCCATCAAGGGGTTGGCACAATGGGCAAGTGTGGGAATCCAGTGTTTCAAGGATTTCCACGGATTGAACCCCTAAATCTTGATAAACCTGTTTGGTGGAAATGGCGTTGAAGTAGGTGGTTTCAGTATGCACCAGCCGCCCCGCCTGATAGCGGGAAACCTTGAACCGGTTCTTAATTGCATCCGTGATCTTCTGTGGGCCGTCACCCCTCAAAAGCCCCTGTGTCAATTCTTTATGAACGGTTCCCACCAATTCCCGCTTCTTCAACCAAATCCGATCACTGAAAGTTCTTCCGTCAGTAGTCCAAGGCTTTGAAAGCAAGGTTTCAAGTTTCTTCTGGTTCAGGGCGGTTATATCCCACCCAAGCCCAAGGCCCTTTTGAATGGTGAAAGCCCCGTGGGTATACCCATCCGAAACAATTTGCTTCAGAAGGGAATCCACCCCGTCAAGCTGGTTCCCATACAGAAGTTCAATCTGCTGTTGAATTTGAAGTTGAATAGCTTCCAACCGGGAAACATGGAACTTGGCAGAAGCATTTTCCAGCTTCTTCAACCATTCAGCGGAAAGGTTGTTTTTCTGTCCGGCTTTAATATACTGTTCAACCGTCCAATGAAATTCTTCAAGCTGTCCGGTGGTCAGCAATTTCCGGGCTTCTGTCAGGCTGATCCTGTTGTTGGTAGCAAAGCGCCCATACCACCGTTCAATATCGGCTTGAACCGTTCTTTGGGCATCCATGAACATATATTCAAGGTTCTGAAGGTATTGATCACTTTGTTTGTGGGCGTTTTCTTCCAGAATGGAAAAGCGGCCCCGCCAATACTCCGCATTTCTCATGGGCCGTTCCCCTTTCTGTAAAATGGCTGGGATGGTTGGAATCGAACCAACGGATCAGGGGGTCAAAACCCCTTGCCTTACCTCTTGGCTACACCCCAATATAAAATACCTAACCAGAATTGCACTGGGGCACCAAAGATAAGTACCAGTTATCAACGGTGAGCTGTTTTTATAGGCCACAGCTTATATTTACGAACAGATGGTGCTGAAGGTGGGATTTGAACCCACACGCCTTGCGGCAACGGATTTTGAATCCGCCCTGTCTGCCTGTTCCATCACTTCAGCATGAATGGTGACGCATACGGGAATCGAACCCGTGTTACCGCCGTGAAAGGGCGGTGTCTTGACCGCTTGACCAATGCGCCAGATGGTGCCGGAGAAGGGAATTGCACCCTTGGCCGGGTAAGGAGGTGAAACCCCGGCCCGCCCCATTATTGCCCCGGCATAATAGAAGGGCGGGGATTATTCATCCCCACCCATGCCTTCATTCTGTTGGTTTCCGGCTCCGAAAGCCCCGGAATATTCTTGGGCTTGTTCCATAGCTTCTTCCTTTTCTTTCTTCAACCGGGCCAATTCCAGTTCAACATCATTTGTCCACGGGTGCTGTTCCACAATGGTTTCATCAGACAAGATACCAACCGATTTGGAACAATTATCAATAGCTTCAGATTCGTTGATCAAAATATCCCGGTCAAAGGTAATCTGAATATCTTCACCATCAAAATCACCCTTGCCCCGGTTGCTGAAATCTTGATTGATGAACCAAAGCAACTGTTCAAAAGCCGCTTGAAATTCCGTTTCCATGCCGTTTGCATCCAAATCAATGTCAGAATACATGGATTGAATGTTCATCTGATTGGGGTTCCCGGAAAGACGATCATCCTTGGCATCATAGCCACGGGCATTTTCAATCAGGGCTTTTTTCATCAGTTCCAAAACGCTTTTATAATTTTCAGCGTTAATTTCAATCTGAAGGGTTTCAACCCCACCATCATTCCGAACCTTCACAGCGCCAAAAGTAGAAAGGTTGTGGCGGAACTCCCCCAAATCTTGACCATCATAATTCTTCAGGATCAGAATGGTGTTCCGTGCGTCCTCTTGCATATTGTTTTCAAAGTCGGAAAGCATGGTGTTGATACCGTCCTGAATGGTCTTTACCCGGTTGATCAGGGGAAGTTCCTGCTTATTGTACTTGAACGGGATCAAGGGGATTTCAGTCCAGTTGAATTCTTCAACCGATCCTTCACCGTCAACAACAGCAAAATAGTTCTCATGCTCCCCGGCATCGGTATCAGGGATCAGCATATCATTTTGATAGATATACCGCCACAGACCATCAGGCTTGAAGATTTCGACTTTCTCCACCTTTTCCTTTTGATAGCCATTCCACACTTCTTGGGAGTAAAGACGAATCGCACAATCAAGGATCGTGTGATCATCATCCGCCCAAAATGGAAGAATATCATAAGCGGGGAAATGTTTGAAGTTCAACCGGCCCTTATCATCATAATAGGGGTACATCCAGCCAATACCACCATTCAGGGCATCTTCACAAACATACTTCAACAGGCGTTGGAAGCGCCGATTGAACACCTTGGAAAGCAAATCCACATAGGCTTTGTTCTCACAGTTCATGGTGAAGGGCTTACCCACAAGGTAGTTGGTTTTCTGATCCACCATCAAAGCATATTGGTTGTTCACAATCCGGTTGTTCGGAAGATTGTTCACCACCTGAAGTTTTCCATCAGCACCAATAATGGTGCGTTGACGGTTCAAAATATCATGCTTGCCAAGGTAATACATATCCCCGGTAAGCTGATCACGGCGGCGGATACTATCTTTCCATTCTTTGATTTCAGCGGCAAAGAACTGAAGTTCAGTCATTCCAGTTCTACCGCCCTGAATGATCAGGCGATTGATCCGGTCTGTTTCAGTATTCAAGAACATCTTCAATCACCCTTTCTATTGCTCAATAAAGACAGAACCCCGAAAACACACGGTTTTCAGGGCCTTTTGTTACTATCGTGTTAATCAAAACTGAATGCGGGGCCAACCAGAACATCTTCCAATCCATAACGCATGGCATCCATCAGGTGGTTAAAATCATCAATGGGGGTGTTGATCTTGGCCCCAAACTTATCTTCAGCCCAAGTATAGTTTGAAATTTCAGTGATGAAGTTCACACATCGGGGATGAATGATGATGGTATAACCTTGAATGTACTGAATGCCATTGTTCACACTGTCCTTGCCCTTTCGGGCGGCTCCAACATGGTACAGGCCAGCTTCCCGCAATTCGTCAATGCTCTTTGGTTCGGCGCAATCGGCCTTAATCCGTTCCTTGGAATATCCCATAGCTGTTACCCGGTCACAAATGGCCCGGTTGGTCAGGGCTTTTTCATACAGTTCATCAAACACCCAAATGGTTCTTTCCTCTTGGCTCACCAGCCCACAGAACAGGGCCGTGGGATCATTAGTATAACCGAAGTCAAGCCCAAAGGCAGATTTCACACCGGGCTTTCTGGAAATGGTCTGAACATCAAACAGTTCTTCCCGCCAGTTCTCAAAGATCAGGCCATCCACAATACCCCAACCCCCAAGGCCAGCCACTTTATAGCGCCGGGGGTTGTTTTCCTTCATGTTTTCAAAAACCTTCAGGTCTGAAGTGTCCAGCCATTCATTACATAGGTAATTGGTAGTGGTGGCGAAAATCTGACCATCCGGGGAAGTCCAGCTATCATGGAACCGGTATGTGGGGTTCCCTTGGGCATCCTTGCCGGTGATCTCACCAAAGAACCGCTTCCTGATCCAGTGTTTTTCATTCCACGGGTTGAAGGTTAGCGTGATTTGTTTGAACAGGCCGGTTTCAGGGGGAATGGCACCACGGATGGATTCATCAAGCATATCAAAATCACTTTCATTCATAATTTCGTATGCTTCTTCAATCCAGCACCAACACAGATACCCGATTTCAACCGTAATAGAAGTAACCTTCAGGGGATCATCAAGGCCCCGGAAGTAAATCTTCTGACCGGTGGGCTTATAGGTCATTTCAAGGGGGCTTTCTTTGATCTCCCAATATGCCTGAACCCCAAGCCGGTTGATTGCCCATTTCAATTCAGTGAAACAACTATCCTTCAAGGTTCTGAACACCTTACGAACAACAAGGGTGTTGGCTTCAGGATATTCCATCATCCGCTTGATGATGTTCAGGGCCGTGGTTTTTGATTTCTTTGAAGCACGGGAACCCTTGCACACCCGGTAACGGCCTTTGAAGTTCCAATAGGTCTTATATCCTTTGCCCACTACTTCAGGAAGGCGGATCACTTTGGCCTTGGAACTAATCTTCAAGTTGATCATCCCCCATGATCACCACAGGAACCGCACCTTCCAGCCCAACTTTATCAGTGAACAGGCCATAACGCTTACCGATCAGTTCAGCGGCTTTCAACCGTTCCTTGGCTCCAACCTCTTTCTGTGTCAACTCTTGGCAACCATCACCGCACAAGAGGGGGATTTCTTCAGTATGTTCACCCCGCATTACAGCGGTAAGGTATTTCATCACTTCTTCAGCGTCAGCGATTTTGGCGGAATGGATTTTGTCAAGTTCAGTTTCAATGTACGCTTTCAGTTCAGGTTTGTTCAGGTTTTCATTTCCCATACTGTAAGCGGTCTTGGGCGAATACCCGGCTTTAATCGCCGCATCGGTGGCATTTCCGCTGATCAGGTATTCATCACAAAACTTCTGCTGTCTTGGTGTCACAGGTATTCACCCCTTTCATCAGGTATAGAAAAAGCGCCCCGGTTTCCCGTAGGCGCAATTTCATAAATAGATTATATCGAAAAAAATAGTAAACTATCAACAGGTGAAACTAAACTTTACTCTGGTCTTTCATAAAATCAGCATTTTCCTTGGCAAAAGCAAGCAAAGCCTTCCCGTGGATTTCAAAAAGCCATTGGGTAGTATAATCGAATTCAGCCGCTAAAACTTCCCATTTTTTCAACTGAATGTACCGGCCTATAAGAACATTTTGCTGGTCAAGATCAGGAACTTTGCTGATCATGCTGAAGGCTTCCTTCTTCATATCAACAAGTTCATCAATCCGGGCATTTATATCTTCTTCAAGGGACATGATTTTTACAATCGTTTCCCCTAAAGTATCTTTTGCGCCGGAAGTTTGAACCTTGTCGGGCTTCAGCTCATAGCTTTGGGAAGTCAACCCTGATCGAAGGGTATGCACTGTATCTGTCAACCGCTGGATCAGGCGG